GTGAAGAGGGCCAGTGAAGCCTCATTGATCTGCTGGGTGGTGTCCACCGGCCCAGAACGTGGCTCAGACGGCTCCACAATGCGTTGTGCGCCCTTTAGAGCACGGGTCTGGCACCAGAGTGCAGACTTCTCCCAGCCCCAGCCCTTGACCGTCTCAACGACGCGCACGAACTGCCCACTCTCGCCGCAACTGAAGCAGTGGTTGACCCCTGACTTCGCGTTGATGCTGAAGGTGCCAATGCTGTGGTCATTGTGGTAGGGGCAGAGGACCTTGACCTCGCCGTTGTCCTCGTGGATCTCGGTGAAGCCAAGCTCACCTAGGGCGGCCACGATGTCGCCGGGGACAGGTGACCTCCCTCGGTGGGCCCGCTTCTGCCAGGTCATTAGAGTACGATCACGTGCTCGGGCTGGACTGCCTCGTCAATGGCTTCGACACCATCAGCGGTGTAGAAGGCCTCCTCTGGCTCGCCAAAATTGTTAGTGAGCAAGGTGCGGTAGATGTTATGCTCCTCGTCATCGAGCGGCCAGCTCATTAGTGACGCACTATCGTCCTCGTTCAGCACCGTTATCTGTATCCTGATCTCTTGCATTAGTAAGTCTCCTCGAATTCTTCGGACTCGGGTACTTCCTCGGCCCCATTAAACGTACACGTGCTCCAGTCCCACGTGCCACGTACGGTAGGCAGGTAGCCGGTGCGGCTAGCACTGCATGTAATTGTGTGCGTTACCTTATCGTCGTCGATGTTGACGCCGAGTACCATGTCGCTCCACATGTTCAGTCCGGTACCACCCATCATCGCGTGGCCCTCGATCTCTTTCTTCTTGCCGGACAACTGCTTCGCACGTACCTGGGTGCTAGTCAGCAGCACGATCTTCTTACGCATGGCGAGGAACTTGAATGCCTTAGCCAGGTTGTCGTGCCCCTGCCAGTCGCCACCACCCTTGCCAGTCTCGATGTCCGTCATCATGTAGAAGCCATCGACGTAGACGACATCAGGCTCGTAGGTCTCGATGTCATTCTCCAAGTCCAGGATCGTGTAGGTTCCGACTGGCTGGATGATGTGGTACTCCCCGGGCAGGTCCATCTCGGCGCGAGCCTTTATCAGGCGGTTCATTGCCTCGTGGTCCCATGATAGGCGGCCACGTGAGTAGTCCTTGAAGCTAACGCCTGCGGAGAAGGCGTCAAGCCTGTCCGCGATGCCAGGACGTGATGGGTCATTACCAGCCGCAATCTCTACCGACACGAACAGGATCTTCCTGGGCACCTCCTCGTTGAAATAGGTGGCAAGCGAACTCTTCAGGAAGAAGGAGGTCTTGCCTGCCTTCTCACGGCCAAGGTATGTAACGAGGTCACCAGGCTGCCAGCCGGTGAAGTCGGCGTCTAGTGCCTCAATACCAGTGAGCACACCCTGATTGATCTCGCGGTTGATACGTGGGTCAAGGTCGTATTCTTTACCGTCCCAGACTATGTGGATATTCTTAGTTGAGTTGGCGACCCTTATCTTCGTGATCTCCCGGGTGACAGCCTGGGCGTCCTCAAACTTACCGGACTCAACGAGGTCAATGAAGTCCCCGCCGTACGTCCTGATCTGTACCTCGTACCGCCAGGATGAAGCGGCAGCCACCAGCTCGTTAGTGGTGACGTCACTCTCGGGTAGGCGGAAGGTCTCGGCCGGGTAATTGAAGCGGAAGAAGCCAGTCGAGGGAACCTCGCGCTCGGACAGATAGTGCTTGACGATGAACGTGTAGGCTTCCAGGTCAGTCTCACTGAAGACAGCGGCACGGGACAGGTCAACGCTATCCTTGAGCCACTCCATGTTGAACCCTGCTTCGAGGAATGCCTTCATCGCAGGAGTCTTGACACGCAGAATGTTGGCTATGATCTCTCGTCCAAGGTTCCTCATCTAAGGCCCTCCAGCCTAGCTAGTGCCGCATACTTATCCACGATCTCGTTGCCCAGGATTCCCTGATGGCCTCGTACGTGGGTTAGAGTCACGTCTCCAGCTCCAAGGTACGCCTCGTACAGCGGCTTGATCAAATCGAGATTCTTCAGGGGGCCAGACTTCCTTGTCCACCCGTGTCTCTGCCAGGTGCCGCCGTACTTCGGGACGTCCAGGGCGTACATGCTATCCGCTCGGATCTCAGTACGTCCTGGCGCAGCTCCAGCAAGGCGCAACGCTACCGTAAGGGCTACCAGCTCCATCCGCTGGTTGGTGGACTTCCGTTCGTGGCCAGAGGCTACCAGCTCACAGTCGAGGACCACTGCCCAGCCACCGGGGCCAGGGTTGGGGTGACACGAACCATCCGTGTAGTAGATCCTCTTCGGCCGCTTGATACGCCTGGTCACTTGATCCTCCCCTCCCGAACGTTCTTCGCGTGTGCTCTGACCTGCTCGCCGTAGTAGAAGAAAGTGTCACAGTAGTCATCCAGGGCGTACTCGTCGTACTCGGAGCCGAAAAAGCCTGGGGTCCAGTATGCCCTGATGGTGGCCGACACGAACTCAGTCCACGGGGGGATGTCTCCCTTAGAATTCAGCAGCATGTGAGGCTTCTCCTGCACCAGCTCGCGGAACCTGGCGAACCTCTTGAGCAGCACCCCGTGGATGACTGGCATCCTGGCCGCGAGAGTTACCCCACGCTTCTTGGCTAGCTGGTCGAACAGCAGTCCCAGACTCCACACCTCAGGGTCATACCCAGCCGGGCACTTGTCTGGGTCGTAGGGTGTCTTCGGTGTCCTAGGCTTGTCCGACCAGCCGTTACCCCTCGACGAAGGTTTGGACTCACCATCCTCTGAATAACTATCGAACCTACTACCTCTAGTCTTAGCCACAACGTGCCTCCTGTAGTCTCTATCCCTGGTTATCTTTTAATCCCTAGTACCTGTGAGCCAGATTCTAGCCCCGGCCTGGAGCTATATTCTGACTCTTCCTGGAGCTAGAATCTGCCGCCAGGTCTGCCCACATTTTCCTGTGGTCCTCGCGGTACTCGTGTCCGGTTGGGTCCAGCCGCAACCTGATCCTGTGTTGCATCGCGTAGCCACGCGCGTCGTGCTCCTGCTCACCGAGGGCCAGCCACTGGTTATCTTCCAGCCACCCAACGTGGATCTTGACGGAGCTGTACGCGATGGCTGTGTCCCGAGCGATGATCTTGTACGCAGACTTACCGTAGAGTACGGTGCCCGGTGGCTGTCCCTCAGGGTTGGGGTACCTGTGCCACGAGTTCGTCGCTAGGTAGCGGAGCACGCTGAGCGCACCGCTCCTACCCTTGAAGTGTCCAGCCGCTGCTTCAGCGTCCAGGTACTTCAGTGTGTCGATTAGGCTTGCCGGGTTCATCAGAAGTAGTTCTCTTCGGCCGGGTTGTATGGAGGGATGTCCTCTAGGTCATCGACCGTCACGCAGTTGAAACAGACGGGGAAGCACTTCTTCTTTCGATGGTCTGGGTACACCCATGACCAGTAGTGCTCCTCGCCCTCTTCACCGATGACCTCTACTGCTGGGCATCTCGCACACCGTATCTCAAAAATTTCCAACTCCATGTCATGCCCTCCCAATCTGGTTGATGTCGGTAAGATACCGGCCCTTCTGGCCGAACAGACCTACGTGTGCCTCAAACGGATCATAGATCCTCTGCAGGTCCTGTGTCCAGGTAGCCTTCCGCGCAAGGATGTCCGGGCGCGTGTACCACACGTTGTTGAACGGTAGTTCCTCGGCCTCAAGGGATGCTCGTATCGCCTCCGCGAATTCATCCCCGCCGAAGTATGTGATGATGTCGATGCGCAGGTCATACTTCCAGGCCCGGTCCCAGATCACCTTGACTGCAAGTTCGTTAAGCTTGAAGAGCTGGAGGGCGGCACCGTAGTGCTCCTTCTCCAGTAGCTTCGTGAACAGCCTCTCGTCCTTACTGTCCAGGAATGCAACCGCTCCTTCAAAAACTACACACACACGCGGCATCGGTGCGCCGCTAAGATCGTTGTTTTTGATCACTCCCTCCTTCCGTGGTACTATAAACGTGTGCTGAGGCTCCCTCCCCTCAGCCCGGCCCGGGTCGAGCGCTCACGCTCCCCGGGCCGGACTCATTTAGAGGGCGGTGAGCAGTTCCTTCAGCACCTTGCGCACGGACTCCTCAACGACCGTGCCGATAAGCGAACGAACCTCGTTCAGGGTGACAGGCTTCGGGTCATCGTCAGCGTTCACCCCGGTTGCAACGTCGTACACCTTGGCCGCTTCGGACACCACAGCATCCACTTCGGCCGCAACCTTCTCGACGACAGCCGCATGCTCTGCGGGCTGCTCCTTACGCGGACGTCCCCTGCGCTTGGGAGCCTCTGTAACGGCCTCAGGAGTAGAGGCCTTGCCAGGAGACCTACGACGCCTTGACGGGGCCGCAGCGGGCGTCTCAGGGACGTCTGGGACCACTTCTGTCTCTTCGGCCGAGAACTCCAGGTCATCGAGACCAGAGGTCAGGTCCTTGACCGGGATGCCAGCGTTCGTGGCCGCCTCCAGTAGCGAGACACCCTCGTCATCTATCTCTTCACCGACCAGGAGCACGAGGTACGCCTGCTTGCCCTCGACGTCCCGCTCGTGCACCAGACGGTCAACCAGGTCGGAGACCTTCTGGGTAACGAACCCATCATCCTTCTCATCACCGAAGATGTCACCGATGTAGGCCGCGACGTTGCCCAGTCCCTTCTGCGCCCGCGTGATCTTGTCGGGGAGGATGAGGGTGAAGTCGGCCTCCTCGGGCACATCCTTCCACCAATTGTCGAGCAGGTCACTCACGTTGTTGGGGCTGGCGTCACCGGGGCCTGCGAAAGCCACGGCCCAGTCTGTGTTTTCTGCCATGTAATCCTCCTGTAGGTATGGATCTATGCTACCGATGCTACCCTACGGAGGTCCGTCCCGTCAAAGCCGGGGGAGTCTCTTACCGATCTGGCTGCCCCGGGGAGCTTCACCAGGGACACGCCGTGCTGGCCTCCGCTGAGGGAGGTGGACCTCTGGGAGATTCCAGGAGCCAGGGTCACCTACGCCGCCGAGCTTCGATGCCAGCAGATAGAGGAAGACTACGCCCCCACCGCAGGCGAGCGCAACCACAGCACGGTGGTCTGGGATACAGAGGACACCGTACGCGATGCCACCGTAGGCAGCCAGTGCGAGTGTATCGGGCAGCCTGAAGGGAAGGATGAGACGCAGCAGCATCCAGACAAAGAAGGCTGCAAAGGCTCCGAGTAAGAACTCCATGTTAATGCTCCGAATGTTATTGTGTTGGCGCTTGATCGTAGATAGGTATGGCAGGTGTTATGCCGAGCGGTGTGTGGTTAGTCAGGACGTCGGTAATAACTTCCTGGTTGACCGCGTAGTTCTCATAGTAGTACGAGCGCGATGTATTTGTGTCAACGACAGACGTGGCAGTAGTACTCGTGACCGTTTTGTTAATAGTCATTGTCACGGTGTCAACATAATGTATCTCATTGGGGTTAACCACCTGCACGTACGTTACTGCCCACGCGGCAGCAATAGGCACGAGGATAGATGCTGACACCTGTGTCCACGTTGAGCTGTCTGATACCTTGTTCCCAACCACCGTTGAAATCTTTGTATGGGAGGAGTCGTAGAAGGTGACACCTACCTGGCAATTACGTCCGTGGAAGGGAGACATAAACCACGCGGTCACCGAGATCGCAGTCGTTGTCAGCGACGACACAGACATTCCCTGCGTAGCGGTGGCAGTGCTAGCCGCAGCCATCACGCTGGTCGCGGCGGCTGCGGTTGGGGTCAACCGGAGACTGTGCTGACCACCGTGCGCGTGGGTCGTTGATGCTGCGATTGCGCAGTTCTCGACTGAAACCCAGTTACCCTTGCCGGACTCAAAGGTCCAGTTATCAACGGTGGGAACGATTTTTGTGCTCGTTCCGGTGACGGGAGTTACCTCCCACTGGTAATCAGGGCTGCCGAAGTTACCATCGAAGTAGGAGCCAGCTATCTCTCCCTCCTCAATGAGGCAGCAGTCAGCGTTCCACGCCAGGCTCCACGAGGTAGTCACCAGCGCCGAAGCCATTGGGGTGACGTTCAGGTACATTGTGCTGGCCGACGCAACGAATGTCACCTGCGCCCGCACCCATTGAGACACTGGAAGGTCGGCAGCAGGTACGGTGCCATTGACCAGCGCCTCCATCGCGTACCCCGGGACGCCACCGACCGAGCTGCCAGCAGTGAGGATTATGTCTCCAGTACCCGCCGACTGTGTGAGCACATAGATACTTGCGGTGTACGTGTCACCAACGAAGAGATTGGGAACGGTAACCACTGCACCATCGGCCGCCGTGGTAGAAACGACCTTCATACTGTAGAGGTCCCCGCCGTAGGCCACCTGATTGCCATTGATATCTTGCCAGCACACCTGTGTACTGTCTTGCACGAGGGCTGCCAATCCAGAACTCGTCCAGTTGACTAAACTTGACTCGAACGAGGGGTTGGGACAATAGTTCAGGCGCGTGGGCTTAACGATTGTGTGAATCGACCGGGGTGTGTCATACGGGCTCGGGGCAGGTGGGGTGTCTCCGGTCGCGGTGCCATCGAGACCTACGGCAGCCGGTGTTAGTGTGCTGCCAACGATTGGGAGCATCTCTGCCTGCATCAGCGTCATGTTCTGGCCAGCGGTGTTGAGTATGCCCACGAACTCGTTGCCCATCGCCATGTAGGCCGCGCGGTTCCATATGTTGACCGGGTTACCGTTAGCGTCGGTGTCCGAACACGGGTAGTCGAGCGGCGGATAGAAGACTCCCCAGCTCCTGGTGTAGGGCAGCGTCTGAGCCGACAGGGCCCCGGCGTTACTCCACCCGGCGTAAGTCATCGCCGGGTCAGGGTCCGGTCCATTCACTGTGGACAATTCGAACAGGGCGAAGTCATCGAACGCCCCCGCTGGCTCTAGCAGGAAGGTTCCGCTAGGGGGCAGGTATATTTGACCACCGGATGATATCTGCCCAGTGAGCATGGTGTCATCAGGGAACAGGGAGAGTATAGTACCCGGCTGGATGATGGTGATGGAGCCACCCATCGACACCCCGCCGACAGGGTTGATAGCAAATTGCACTGGCTGGTACGACGCAGAGGAGTTGGCCGCACCCGACCAGTAGCAACCGGCCAGACTACCATCAATGTAGGGGTTCGGAACCGGCTCCGGGAGCGACGGGTTAGCCAGCCACGCTGCGTACGCGGAAGTGAACTGGTCATCGGCTTCGTACTGTACACAGTCCACCATGAACGAAAGAACTTCCGGCGACGTGGTAGTTATCACGAGCTGGAGGGAGGTCCCTCCCATTATGTTCAGGCCGTTAATCTGTACGGTCTGCCACACGTCGGTCAGGTAGGCCACCTGCGACCCTAGGGTGACGCCTCCGGGGTTAATGACCGCACTGACCATAACGGTACCGGTCGGACCCGAGAGGGCCACAGAGAGGCTCCCAGCAACCGAGTCAGGGAACTCTACTGACGGGCCGATGAAACCCTCAGTAGTCCCGTTGCCCACGGTCTGGACGAGCATGGACTGCTGGCCGCTGTTCGCGTCCACGGTTGTCGTCTCTATGGTGGTGTTGGGCAGCGGAGTGTACCCAACCGGTGGTGCCCCAGGAGTGTCTGCCTCGAAGGATGGGTTCCAGCACCAGTTGTTCGTGAAGTTAACCATTACTCAACGACCAATCCATGCTGGAATGCTGTCTGGTTGAAGGTGGCAGCTCCGGTGGTGTATATCTGGTTGTTTCCATTACGGAATACACTGAGTGTGGCACCGTTAAGCTGCACAACGATCCTATCATTGTCGGCAAAGGGTGTGGTGAACGTGGTCACAGTCGTCCAGGTGGTACCAGTCACGTACTGGAGTTGCGTGCGGCACGCACGCCAGTAGTTCTCTACGGAACCAGCCTTGCTGTACCGGAAGACAAGACCCTGTGTCATACCAGCCGGTGCGCCAGAGCGGAAGGTGACACCGACGTTGGTGTTAGCAGTACCGGTCACCAGCGCGAGCGAACGTACTCCCGTTGTCAGTGGCCACGCAGTTCCGCCACCGAACCCGCCAACCTGGTAGTTTCCGTCAGGCGTTGTCCAATTGTACTGGTGGTCGTCCGTGAAGCGGCCAGTAAGATTCGTACTGGTTGTGTACCCTGCAATCCCTGACCACGTGGGGGAAGTCAGTGCCAGGCTGGATGCTGCTGGTGCACCGGGCAGCGTCTGCTGGAAGTGGACCGAATTGAATGACGATGTTTGGTACTGTGTGTGCTCTATCGTAACAGTAATGACAGCCTGCACCGCGCTCGCGGGTGCAGTGCCATTCACGTAGGGACTACTACCTGGGGCAGTCGTGGTGGGTGTCGTCGAGGTGCCGATACTATTGTGCTTCGCGTTACGCCATTCAATAGTGGCCCTCAGTGAGCTGCCACTTTTGAAGTATACGCTGAATGTGAATGGCTGCCCGCCTTGGACAGAGATAGGGGAGGTGGAGAAGTTCTCGGTGGTCATCAGGCGGCCGACCTTTGCACGATAGATGCTTCAGACGGACCCCGGCCATAATCGCCATAGGCAACTACGTGTACTCCGTACGTCTGCCAGGGAGAGATCCCAGTAGAGATCGTGTAGTTCTCACTGGTGATACCACTGAACACTTCCAGCTCGTCATCGGAGTCCGGCGTGTGATAGGTAAGGCGAACCTGGTAGCTGGTCGCCAGTGCCATCGCGTCCCACGTGACCGAGATGCTTGTGCCGGTCCAGGCTGTGGCGCGCAGGTTGGTAGGTGTGTGGGGGACGAAGGTTGGGTTGGTCGCAGGCCCAGGCACACCGGGCACCGGCACATCGTAGTACTGGACGATAACATTGACCGCAGTACCAGCAACTAGTGCTGTTGGCGTTGCCGAGTTGGATACAACAGTTGTCTTCTTGGCGTACCAGTTGTCTACTACCGTCACCCCGTTGACGATTATGCGGAATCCACCACCAGCACACTGAGCAGAGAAGATGTAGTTGCCAGAGTTCGTTGGCGTGAAGTTACATGTGTAGCTCGCGGACCATCCTGACTTGGGGATGCCAGTGGCCGGACTTGCACCCGACGTCCATCCACCAACTGTAGCCACCGTCTCAGTGACAGCAGGGACGCCGGTAAGCGTGGTGTTCGAGTAGAAGCTAGCCTGCCAGGGACCGAGGGTCACGGCCCCGGAGGTTGTACTGGACACCACTACGCTCTTGCTCGTGAACGAGTCGAAGGCCAGCGCGTTCGGCTTCCCAACAGTACCAGGGATACCCGGCTGGCGAGCGAACACACGGGCGATGAAGTTGCCGTGCTTGTCGTACCATTCGACGAATGGGTTGACCGCTACTGCTTGGTCAGCAACATTAGTCAGGTCCTGCGAGGTGTAGGAACTGACTGCCACACGAATACGCTGGCTCTCACTGAGGGGAGCCCACTCGGGTGTAGGTGTGTTATTCATTGGGGGGACAGCGCCAGTGCTCGTGCGCAGCGCAATAAATGGCTGGTTGTTATAGAGCACGATGTCATTGGTGCTGTACCTCGTAGTCGCGGACCACTGCTGCGACGTACGAACCCATGGGACAGGCAGTCCGTCTTCAATTGCCTGCGTCAATTCCGGCGGGTAGTTTGTATTGACGTTGTAAGGTGTAACAGCCAGAGTCGCGGTGTCAACGTAAACAAGGTCGGTTACTTCGGCGTTCGAATAAGAAATCAGCAGAGCAGCGTAGCAGGTGCCAGCCGGTGCTGTGCCACTCGTGGTCGAGTACTTCGTGAAGGTGCTGACGGCGGGCGTAAACGTCGTGACGTTTGTAGGGTTACCGATCTCCGTACCCCACGCATCGAACCACTGAAGAGCTACAGTCATCGAGGTACTCAGTGCGCCGGAAGAGCCTGCACCTGAGGGGAGTACGGTGACGCTGCCAGTGACTGCAATACCTGCGGGGCACTGCACCCACGGGGAGCTTGCGGTGCTCGGAGTGGGTGGGTGTAGCGCCGACCCCAGGAATCCAGCCGGGGTAATCAATGCCGAGTGGGTGCCACTGAAATACTGAGCCGTTGAACGCACCATCGTGCAGTTGTTCAGGGTCCAGTAGGAGGGAATATGGTAGGGGCCACCCCACCAGCTCAGGGGAGGGGCAGTAGGCCACCACGGCTGCATGGCAGCGGTACCCGGCTCCCAGAATATCTGTGGCCAGTTGGCAGGGGCCCAGTCAGGCTGCATGTGGTGACGGCCGGGAAGGGTAATACCTGACTCGAAGCCACCATCAGTTATTTTGCCAAGCTCAATGTTCCGGCGGCTGACAGACCTGGCCAGCATGTTTCGCGTGGTGCCACTCGTGTTGTTAATACGAAGACTCGTAGCAGGGGTAGCCGGAATCAGTGGGTGAGACACACCGACACCGAGAGTCAGTGTAGCGATGTTCGGAACAGCATTGGCGTTGGTGGGGTCGAGCACTTCCCAGCTACTCGGGTTGCCGGTCATCACATTGTCCATGTGGTGCCAGATGTCATTGGTGTCTTTAACAAGTGACCAGTACCCGTTACTACTGCCAAGGGTGGGCTGGTTTATCTCGAACTGGTTGTTAGCTTGCAGGCTCTTGTAGTAGTAGCCTGCAACAACACCACTCGGAAGCGTGTAGTACCCATTGATAAGCCAGGGAACACGTCCCTTATCCGGGTTAACGAACACGTTATTCACGCTATCCCAGAACACCTGGATAATATCGTTCGTATTGTAATACGTATGTGGTTCATACACCGCGACGTTATTCAGGAACTGTGACTGGTCGTCATGAAGCAGGAAGTTCCTGCCGACCTGCACGTCAGCGTCCCAGGAGGTCCTGAGAACCACCTCGTTACGGAGGCCTGCCAGGGTACCACGCTCCCGGTAGACGTGCGTAGCGTTGTTTACAGCCTTCCTCATGGTGTACGCAGGCACCTCAGGGGAGAAGGTGAGCCCAAGTTCGGCCGCCATGTTCCAGAGGTCATTGATCGGCATAGCGATCGGGTTGTTCATGTAGTTCGCGGCTGCCCAGTACTGGGTGCGCAGGTAGTCCATTCCCCAGCCGAGGACGTGAAGGAACTGGAGGAGGTAGGAGTTTCCAACAGCGTCAGTAGTGAGGTCTCCGTCGCCGTTTGTCTTGAAGTGCTCGGGGACAAGGTTAAGCATCTCCCCGGCCGAACCAAAGTTCGCGGTGGCCAGGCAGCAGGTTACACCCGAGCGCACCCATGTATTGGGCATCCCTACCAGGACATAGAGACCGTAGTAATGGTATGTCCCGGGGACGGCAGTCTGGTCAACATACTGGGAGCCAAAGTAGCTACCTATGTCATAGCCAAGTGGAGCCGATGCGTCCGTCTGAGGTGCCCCGGAGTCCATGAGCACGATACCATCGTTCTCGTTTACCGGAAAGCCATAGCGATTAGACAACAGCCGGTACTGGTAAATGGTGCCGGAAGGCTTGTTCCAGGTAACCCGAATGCTGCCGTAATCCTTCGACGTGGCAACAAAAGGGTCAGACAAATAGGCAGGCGGAAGCTCAAGACCATAAACGTCTGTCCCGTAAACCGTTTGCCCGTAGATTGCCATGTGTTAGATTCCTCAGCTAGTGGAGCTAGGCACGTTCGCGGCCACCGAGCGCACGAAGCTTATCGCGAGACTCTGGTTAAACGCCCTGTGAGGTGTGTCCGCGCACCCATTCTCGGACATGATTCGTATCCGCTGACCCTGCTGGAGAACGCCCTGCCAGCTAACGTCAGTACTCCCCGGCCGCTTCTCGGCGGTGGTGGGGTACCAGTAGGAGCCCAGTGTGTTCCCAACGAAATCCCAGTGCCAGAGGTCCTGACGGAACATGGAGCCATCAATCCAGAGTGACATTCCATTGTATCCGGTACTCCACCAGTCCCAGGACTGTTCTGCGGTGACTAGGTACCACCCATTGGCCTGGATTGTGATGTCAGTACCATTCCACATGCCGAAAGGATCATAGCTAACGTTGGTGTAGTTATTGAACTCGCCGTAGTTATCCCCAGCCGACTGCCGGTTCTTAACATACTGCTGGGGGCTGGAGATGGCTAGTACAGGGACCTGGTTACCGTTCAGCATATCACTGAGCCGGGCGTCCACAGTTTGGTAGGTGGTGGTACCCGTTCCAACGATTGGGAGCTTCTCCACCTGTGGCATAACACCTAAGGTGTTCTCTACCGCACCCACCTCAGCCGCGATCGAGTTAGGGTCGTTGGCAAACACAGTGTTAAGCTCGTCAACACGATCAAGCCACTGTATAGTACTCTGGGGAAACAAAGGAGCTGTCATCTTAGATCCCCCCGGAGGCCTGAATGTTAATGGTACCTATCATTGGGACCTCGCTCTGGCGGAATTGAATGGAAGTGGTACCAGTCTGTGCCACGTCTTCACGGGTGAATACAGGAATGCTGACGTACGCGACACCAGCGACAGCAACAATGGCCTCGAAGATGTCCGAGACATTAAGGAGCTGGCCGAAGGAAACGTTCGGTGGGGATAGGAGAGCTTGCAGCGCGGCAATAACGTTAGCCGTCACCACTGCCTGCGAGAACTTCGGCTTCACCTGGAGCTGCACCGCAGGGCTTGCTGTTCCACCGGTAGGGTTCAGCAAAGAAGGGGCGATAGGTGCCCCGATGTCTACTGACACAATGTTTGGGTCGGCCACAGAGAGCGTCACGCCGCCCGCTGCCAGCGGTGTGAAGTAGTCGAGTATGTTGTCCACCAGAAGAGGTCCGGGGGCCGCATAGTTCGGCCCAAGGACGTACAGGGTCACACTGTTGGCGTTACCGAAGACAGCGTTAGCCATGAGGACACCGGGCACATTGTAGGCGAGGTTCGTGTAATCCTGAGGGCTGATTGCTCGATACTGCGTCGAAAACGCGAGTGATGTGTTCTGGCGGATACTATCGTTGGACTCAGCGTCAGCCCCGCCACCCATCAGTGAGCAGATTGGAGTGACCCCATCATCAAGTAAGGCTATCCCCACACCCGGAATGGTCTGCACCATAGCATTCACCGAACCTGCGGGCAGGTTACCAGCACTGCCCACGCCCACGCGGTACGAGGCCCAGATGTTCAGGTTAATTCCTGGGATCATACCATTCTGGTTGTCGCCAAAGACTAGGTAGGTGACACCATTCTGGTCGGACGCGATAGCGAACACCTGGTCGTCAGGTTGCGCATCAATCATGAAGTCTACCTGAGACCACTCATTTGGCGCAGACACTGTGTCGGGGGATTCTACATAGACGGCCACACTGTATTCGATAACACCAAGCTGGGGGAGAGCGAATGCCTGGCTAGGCGTTCCGTCCGACGTTCCGATCTGCACGAATGTCTCGGTGTACCCCTGGACAATTTCGACCGACATCGTGCCACCATTCGGCGGAACAACTATCGCGCTCTGGGTCTCGAATACTGGAGGCCCAGACTGTCCTGCTGGGGTGACACTGGCCACCACCTGTGTCAGTGCTGGGATAGTAACGGCTGGGCCAGTTGCGTCAGTCTGGAAGGTGAGGACACCACTAGATGGGATGCTGGCAGACGGAACATAACCTAGTGTGGTAGCGATGTTCAGCAGGCTCAGGCGCTGGGTGGCAGTAGGGAGGTACGCCTCTTGTGTAATCCGGTCACCATAATAGGAGAGTATATCTCCCATGTATGCCATAAGCTCGACCATCATCACGCCGAAGTCACCTTCGGACGTTGTATTCCAGTCGGGCATAGCCTGGCCAGCGTACGTCAGCATGGACGCAGCTAGCGTGGTGAAGTCCTTGGACGTGTAGTCAATAGACGCTGGGATTTGCAGAGAAGGGTACTGAGCCGGAATAGGGCTTGTCATGTCGTGGTCACCGATCCTCCAACGTACACGGTGGCAGTGTGAACTGGTGCGTTCGATGCCGAGTTACTGCTATTGAAGTCTACATCAATGGAGACGACACCCTGAGTGTCCTCGTCGAGCACGGGGGTTACCTGTGTCACCTGAACCGTAGGCTCCCACTGGCCAACAGCTAGTGTCACATTCCTTTGAAGCTCGTTAGACACGAAGTCCGGCCCCGGCTCGAACACGTAGTCACGCAGGGGAATGCCATAGGTCGGCCGCATGACGCGCTCACCCGGGTACGTGGACACCAGTGAATCAACGTGCTGCATCTGCTGGACGTTCGGGTCCGAAGTCGCGGCGACACTCCCGTGGACGTCCAGCCCGAAGGGGTATAATATCTCAGCCATAATACTTCCAGTCTATCATTAGAGAATCCCGGCTGCTTCAAGTTTCGTGGTTATTTCATTTAGCTGGTTGATGACTGTGTTGATCTGGTTGCTGAGAGCATTGTCGTAGTTGATGTCGTGTGAGTGAGTTGTATCACCGAGCGCATGGTAGTGGAGGTTACCACCGCTTAATCCCGGCCCCGTAGTCCCGCCAATTGGCGTTGCTGTATTGGAGGACCACCAGTCACCAGACGACATCGTACCTATCTCTGTCGTTGTACCCGCCTGGCTGTGCAACGATGTGTCATTCGCCTGAGCGTATAGATGGTAGACAGGTGTCCGCACATCCCCGCCGATGAACATGACCTGGACTAGAGTGCCTGTAGCCGGGCCTGGGCCAGCCGTAGACGTGCTCCCGTTATTCTGGTACCCAAGAGGCTGGGCCCAATCTGTTACGGCGGTACCAAGGACCTGGGGGACCTGGAGCTGGACACACAGGTCAGCAGCGCGAGTCTTCGCCACACGCCCCATGTAGATGCCCAGCCACTGTCGTGTGGTCATGACTCTATCCCCTGTGTAATCGTAGCCATTTGCGTGGCTATCCACTTGTTAGCCTGGAGCCTGCATGTGACGATCTCTGGTACCACTGGCTGCACACTCTTAATATAAGGCACGAGTGTTGTGTCCTTAGTGTTACGGCAGAGTGTTAGTCGCGTGACATACGTGTCGTCAACCGCCGCCCGGGTGCCAGAAGGCTTCAGGATATGGTCGGCCCCGGTGACAATCCAGTCACCCGAGTCACCATCAGGAATGGCAGCACCGGATAGGTTAATCACCTTACCAGGGTAGAGCACGTTGTACCCGAAGACATCCACGGTAGCCTGTATCCAGAATTGTGCGAGTGACTTGTTCGCGTTTACGATGCTCTGGGCCTCACTTCGGGATGCCACGTACCTCGACGAGTCGATATTATAGTCTTGGTAGCTGTCACCGCTCGCCGTTACCGCGTACACGCCACTAGAATCCACGCCGTAAATCGTCCTATTCATCTTAACCGAGCCAGGTATGTTATCTCCCTGCACCACCTTGAAATTTATGGCGGTGTCCTGGACATAGAGAGCCTTGTTAATGACGTAATGAGGAACCACGTAGCTAGTTCCGGCAGACACCAGCACCAGTGGGTCAATCAGGTAGAGGGTTCCACCGCTCACCCAGAATCGGAACCCAACCTTATCAGCTATACGTGTGAGGAACTGGAAGTCCGACTCGTTGGACTGTATCTCTAGTGGCAGCACCCAGGTTGACTGGGTTACCACTGCCCGGAACCCATTAGCTCTGGCAATTGTTTGTGCTATCCCGGCGGCAGTCATACCCTTCCAGGTACGGCTATTGTGACCATTCAGGACTTTCGATGAGCCGATTATAACGTACGTCATCTGCCAGAGCCCGAGCTTCTGGTCGTCAGTGGAGCTGGACTCGTGGTGGTTGATGTACCCGTACCAGGTGCTCACCGAGGTCGGTTGACGTCCCCACAGGATCTCCACGGGAGAACCATCCGCCCATGCTTTAAGCAGGGATTTATTGGGCTTGAGCTTTGGCACGACGAGCCGGATGAAAAATAGATCGTGACTACCCCATGCTTGGCGCAGCTCAAAGTCCAGGGGGGACTCGTTAATCACTGTCCCATTCACCTTGACCTGGAATACAACCGGGCCTACAGCAGCAGCCATCAGAGGAGGCTCGGAATTCTGATGATAGTACCCATCACTACCTGCGACCAATCCATGATCTCGGGATTCCCGTTAGCTATGTTCCACCACTGTGTTGCATCACCATAGTAGTTCTCAGCGAGACTATCAGGGCGGTCAAAATCTGTCCACATGTGTGTCTGATAACTAAAGGTGAATACATTCTCCGGGCCGGGAACAATTACCTTACGAACCTGGCCATCGACATCGAGGTTAACGACCGTACTACTCGCGTAGCGCCCGGTTGCACTGATAGCCATTATGAACTCCCGAACTTCGAGCCACCGGTTTGATTAGTAGGTGCTGGAGCCTGAGGCATCTTAGGGGGCGCGGGAGCAGGCTTATTTGGAACTGGGGTAGCAGTCGGAGTTGGTATCTTACCGCCCGGCAGAAGATCCGTCGCCGGGAGTGCCGTGCCAGTACCACCGCTTCCGCCACTGCCACTAGGTGTCGGCAGAATACCGTTTGTCGGAGAGGATGGGCCGACCAGCGATTGCAGACTCCAGAATGAATTAGCACCCGAGCCAGTCAGTGGCTCATTCCACGGCGGTGGAATCATAGTGAAGGTAACGGCTATTGTGCAACGCATCGGCACCATGAACTGTGTCCAGTGTGTAATCGTCGCATCCCACGCCGAGACATAGCCGAAGTAGAACATGCCGCTGGAGGGTGGGCCGAGATACAGCCACGTGGGAACCAGAACCATTGGACCCTGGATGTTGAAGTAGCTCTTCTTTGCACCATTCTGCCCGTTAGGCTGGTCTGCTAGTTGCCCTGTTAGCTGCTTGAACGCCATGATATCGACGTTGACACCACCTTGTCCAGCATCGTTCATGTTTGCTGGGGTACCGGGCGTCGAGGAACTGGGTGTCCCGTCAGTATTGTACGAGCCCCACAGCTCGAAGGTCCTGTCATACAGCAGGGAGAAGGACACCGAGGCATTCATTGGGACAACAGCCGCAGCAAGGTCACCTGGCTGTGCGAACACAAGGGCACCGGACACGTTGTCATCGTCAATAGCGTAGCTCGTGTCTACTGTCGTCGGGTTGTACAGGAAGTTTACCATTGCCCGCTTCGTGTACCCGGGCAGTGACTTCGCCTGGTCCCAGATCATGTATCCTTCTGTGATCTTACCCGCACCCTGACCAGACAGGAATGGAAGAGAAGTAAGACGTGGGTCGAAGGGAGGCTGTGTATAGAAGTAGGTGCCGATGTTCGTATTAGTGGAGCTGCTGGAGCTGGTGGAACCGCCACCTCCACCGCCGCCACCGCCTCCTCCACCGCCACCGCCTCCTCCACCGCCACCGCCTCCTCCACCACTGTTACTGTCTGTGCTGCCTGACGAGGAAGTGCCACCACTAGAGGAGTACCCGGCAGGGAGGTCTGTCACCCCGCCGTTGTCACCAGCGTTGCCCTGGTAGTATGCAGTGGACGATGAGTCCTGCTGAGCCACCGTTGAAGCGTAGTTATCGTACCCGGGGGCAGCGGCGGCTGCGATAGCTGCCTGCTGCTGGGCGTTTGTTTTACTTGCTGTGGCCGAGCCCACGGCTGGCTGGACACCCATTAGTGGTTCCCCTTCGCTATCGAAGCATAGAGATCTTCGCTCTCAAGCTGCCTCTTGATCTCTGTAATAAGTTCTCGCGCCGAGTCTGAAGCATCATACTTCGTTCCCGTACTCCCCTGGTAAGGAGGCTTCTTTCCGCCACTCGAACCACCACCTATGACAATAGAACCCTGCTTGAATTCTAGGTGCACAGTGTTACCGCCACCACTGCTTGCCTTCGTCGGGGCACATTCGAGCACATTCGTAAAGTGTCCGGTCGCGACTCCACCGGTTGCGAATGTCTGTACGCTGGGAACGACACCACCGACAGCACCCGCCCAGTTCTTGCCGCCTTGCGTATTAGCAATTCCCGCTGTCATCTCGTCGTTACCAGCGTAGCCGGACTGAGCCCAGCCACCGGTCTTAATTGCTTGAAGAATAGCGTTCTCAGTATTGCCAGACTTCTTAAAGGCACCCAGGATAGACGTGTAGTTACTCTGCTCCATAACCTGCGCGGTGTACTTAGCTCCGTCAGTAGCGTTCGGGAACGACCAGGCACCGGTTGCGTTATGTCCTGGCCAGCCCGCGCCAGGGCCTGGGTTAAGGTTCCACGGGTTATAGTTGGCCTGGTTCTCGGTGCCGAAGCCGCCACCTTCTGCCTTGGCCCAAACTTGCATTGCGTCTACCTGAGGGGTACTTTGCGGCGCACCAATTCCCTTTAGCACAGCCTTAATGAATGCTGCCTCACCCGGACCAACGTTGCCAACGCTTCCTGCTGTGCCACTAGCTCCACCGCCACCGCCACCGCCACCACTACCAGCCACAGCAGGAGTATAGTTCCCACCGCTAGCGGATAGGCCACCGGACACGTTGTTTGCCTCACTGGTCGAGCTGCCACCACCGCCAGTAATCTGTGTGTAACCGGCTGCCTGGCCACTGCTGCTAGAGCCGCTGTTTCCGTTGCTGCCTGTCTGCCCGTTACCCGTCCAGCTCTTCGGGATACGGTAGCCCACGGCACCAGTCAAAGGACCCTTGACGGTACCAACGGATGAACTGTCTGCCCCAACGTACTGGCTGCCACTGATAACGACACCAACGTGCCCGGGGTTCGCGTACACCCCGTCATCGAAGAACACCAGGCCACCAGCCACCGGCCCATTGGAAGACTTCAGGTGCGAGTCAGAATACTGGGTCTCAGAAGTGCCGTAGCGAGTACCCTGCTTACCCGGGAACAGCCCGAACTTCTCGTAGACGTAGGCCGAGAAACCTGAACAGTCCCAGCCAGAGGGAGTTGCACCGCCAGTTACGTAGGGGTGAGTGAGGCCAGTAGCGAAGGTTTCGGCGTACGATGCGACCTCTCCACCAGTAGCGTAGTGCTGTACACCGCGCCCGCCCTGCGGGTGTCCCTTACCTGCACCACGGTGCCCGGCGTACTTCTTGTTGATGGCGTTAATTGCTTTCGCGCCACCCACACCCTTGACGGCCTCAGGGACCAGAACACCTTCACCCGGCGACAGCATAGCATGCACTGTGTCCCGACCAGGTGCGTACCCGGGGAGGACGCCACCGGCCGCATAGCGGCTCTGCACACTTCCCGCTGGCGCGGATGGAGCTATGGCACGTCCCGGGTCGTGGTAGCCCGTGGGAAGGGCCGTCTCGCCGGGAACGTTTTGTGCCGTACCCGCTGCTATGCCTTTTCGCTGTGCCGACACTGCATTATTGGCTGTTGTAGCTACCTTCTTCTGCGTCGTGCGGTCACCCGGGATGTACTTCGCGAACAGGACCACCGCGAGTGGGATAGCGACGGCCATGAGAGGCAGCAGTAATGGTGCAAGGCTGGCTGCGGTAATAGCCCCGCCCTCGCCAATGCTGGTCAGCCCCATCGAGTCACCGATACCGGCTGCACCCTGGCCTAGTCTACTGGACGCAAGACCACCGCCACCGCTGAGGCCACCACCGCCGATACCGTTGCCACCACCGACTTGCACCACGGGGGTAGCCCCGGCAGCGATAGCAGCGGAGGTGGTCATCATGCCGCCACCGAACCTATTGGCGATACCAGAGAGCATCGCCATCCCCCCAATGCCCTCAATCATGCTCTTCGGGTGGCTAAGGTCGTGAAGACCACCAAGGGCACCAGCACTGCCACCGGCTACCTGGTTAATTCCAGGCGCGGAAACTATCTTATCCAGGAGGTTACGGAAAGTGGAAAGGGATGCGGTCGCGTCATTCAGTCCATCAGAGAAGCTCTGTGAGACGTCGCCTTGCATAGAGGTGCTTGCTGCCTGTGCACCTTGCGCGGCGATGATGTTAGAAGAGTTAATGCCCAGCTTCTTGCCAAGACTCTGGTTACCATGGGCGATAGCATTGATGTCCTTGTTGAATCCGGCCTGTGTCGCACCCTTCGTGCCCATGTACTTGTTGTACGACGAAAGCAGCGGGGTCATGATACTTGGGTCCAAACCCGCCTGGGTCAGGTCCATCGTGCCCTTACCATTGGCACTAAAGGACGTGTTGAACTGACCTTGGGTGAGCTTGCCTGTTCCAACGGTCGGGAAGATCCTGCTCATAATGCTGTTGCTAAGCTGGCCCGCGTTACTGGTGCCCCCACCAATCTTCAGCGGCTGGGCCGAGTAGCCCATCTGAAGCATCCGGTAACTCGTCTGCGGGCTGTACATTTGTGCCATTGCCTGAGCGCTGGCAGCGTAACCGAGCCCGGGGTTGGTCACCCCAATCGCATTGGTCATACCTTGTGCCGCGTTGAAACGCTGCGAGCCAGGTGCGTAGTTACCTACCGAGAATACTGAAGCAGCACCGGCTACCGCATCACCTGAGTTCTGTGCGAGAGCGTTCTCGTTCTGGCCGTTAGCACCAATAGAGTTGTAGCGGGCAGCGTAGTTCGATACTCCGAACATTCCCATCTGTCGCGTGAAGCCGTTGATGTTGTTCTGGGTGCTCATGTTCTGGCTGCCGAAGCTGGCTATGGAGCCGACCACCGCCATGAAGCCACCGGCCCGGATGGTACCCGCCCAGCCTCCGCTACCGCCTCCAGAGGCGGCAGAAGTAACTCCAGGCCCCCCAGTCCCCCCAGGTCCTGCTGGGCCCGCAGGGGCCGTCTGGGAGCCGCTGAAGGATGCCTGGCCCGCGAAGCCTTGCCCGTTGCCGCCGTTGGTGTGGGTGTTCGAGTTGAACCCAGGAGTCTTGGGTGCGCCGAAGACATCTTTACCGTGAACAGCGCCCGCAGTGCCACGCATGAAGCTGAAGGCTTCCGTAACGTTTGCCATGAACCCAGTAGGGCTCTTGGTCTGCTGCGCTGAGACTAGTGTGGGACTACCTGAGCTGCCACTATTGCTGCCGAAGATACCGTTGCCAGCCTTAGCATCCTTTGACATCTGGTTATAGAGAGTAGACAGCTTCGTGACCGTAGCACTGAACCCGTCAATTGCCTTCTGGAGATCATTCGTCCCGAGGACGGCGGTAGTCTGGGGTGTCGCGTAGGGACCTGTCCCGGCAGTCTGGCCCGGACCCATGTTCATCCCGCCCCCGATATCTGGCTCAGGCACGACTTGACACCACCCTGTATACTAGCCTTAGGCCAACTTGAGAGAAGGCATTATGAGCAACGAGTTTCCCACCGCCGGTGATCGCATGGCCCAGCAGGTACGTGGCTTCCGAGCGTTCGAGCAAGGTGTCGAGGACGCGAGTAACCTTGAAGACAAGCTGTTTGCGGAGAATATGGTGGCAGTAGCCGCTGTTATGGCAACCGCGCACGCTTTCAGCAGGTTCCGTAACGCGCTGAAGATCAAGCGTAAGTAAGTTCATCGTGTCGCCGCGATGTTCGGAGAGGCAGTAGTTCCGAGGCCGGTGGTTACGGGTGTCGTAGTTGAGTCCGGCTTGACAGCAGCAACCAGACCAGCAGTATTTGTCCCAACGTAAGAGTCGAAACCCTCGAACATTAGCGCCATCTGGTAGATAAACAACTGATTGCTTCCAGCGTCCAGATCACCGTAAGCTATGGTGTAGGGCCATGCGTTATATAGAATGAAGGTAGCTAGCTCTGCTGCGCTAGGGCCTGTGTCAGGGTGGGATAGCACGGCAATCGTTATCGTTGACCTGAAGTCTGTCGTCTTTGTTATCCCGCCAACAGTGGTGCCTCCGCTGGTTACCCCTACTTGGCTACCGGTCCCCTGCATAAGACTAAATATCTGCTGAAGCCACGTTGTCTGGATCTGGGTAGCGCCTAGCGTTATTCCCCTAGTGAGCATCAGGGGATTCCAGGTGACCTGACCAGGCATGTTCTGGGTCGAAAGGTTCATCCCGCCACCACGGTAGGAGATGACGTCGGATACGAGGCCCAGCCCAGAACAGGTCACGAAGCCCATGGTTATCGGAGGCGGCGCAGCCGAGCCATTACCTTGAATGGTAATGGCGAACTTGAAGTCACGTAACGGATCAGTCGCGTTCGACGACAGTGACGACACCTGTTCTATAGCCATACTACTCTGCCCCGTGAACTCTCTCATAACGTGCTATAGACCACTTGGCCCAGTAGGCACGCTGGTGTACGGTTAATCCCAGACAATCACGTGGGGTCCAAGCTGGGAATGACAGGTATATTGCTCCGAATTGATTATATATATCGCGCCGCTCGATGCTAGCTGAGAAACAAGTCCCCAAGGTCAATCCCGAGGGTCACCTCTTTGCCACAAGCCTCGTGCACGAACTTAATATCATTATAGCGCGGGCCGGGCGTTCGCTTGGCAACTTCGGTCAGGATGGAGCGCCGGTCAACGAGACCCATCTTCAGTGCAAGAGAAGGCTCAACGGCAAGGTTATGCTGAGTACCGTTCGGATCAACGAGTATGCGGATGACGTTCTGGAGCATGAGTGTGTTGCGCTCAGCGAGTGTAGCATCCGGGTGCTCGGACAGAATCTTCTGGTCAGCGCCGGTCGGGAGCCTGACGTGGGCCACCGATCCCTTGCGAAGCTTAACCTCGAATTCAATGTCACTCGGGTGTTCAAGCTTCCTGACCGGGATGTCTTCGGAGATGTCGAATGAGATCTGGGGGGTGACAACGCCGCACTCGGGGCACTCGTAGTTGACGACAGTAATGTTATCACCGTAGGTGACACGCCGGATGGCCAGGATGATCTGCTCACGGTCTCCTATAAGGAGGTTCTTTAGCAGTGGCTTAGCAGGCTCATCACCGATCAGCTCGGTGCCACACTCAAGCAGCACGTTCGTGAAATGGTACCGGTTGTTCGAGGCGAGAGCCTTGTACAGCTTCTCTTCGTCCTCACCAGTAAGTTCACGGACGGTCGCGGTGCGAATAACCTCGTCGCCACGGACTAGCCCGCCTGGGAGATCAACCGTATCAGGTGCAAGCTCGGGAGGCTCCTTGGGGAACTCTTCCTTACCAGCATCCATAACGGCCTTGGCCATTGCAGCAGCCTTAGCCGGGTCAGTACTCGATGAGACCGTTTTGTCAACCATGTCATTTCTCCGAATTAGTGATTTGATAGTTGCCCGGCCGAAACTAACATTCCGGCCGAGCAATTGTTAGTCTATCAGATACTGCCGATGGCAGTGGAGCCAGCAGCCGCAGCAACAGCCGCGTCGAAGCCTTCGTGAGCAAAGGTGATCTGGCTGATGAAGAGCTGGTTAGCTCCAGCATCCAGGTCCGAGTAAGCAACGGCCGAGGGCCATGCACGCTGGACGTGGAACCCAGCCTTCTCGGGAGCGGATGGGCCGGTGGACGGGTGGTCAACCACGTAGACGAAAAGGTCTGAACGATACTCGGCACCTTGAGCAGCGGTGCCGGTACCATTGACGACAACGAACATCTGCGTCAGCCATTCGATCTGCATCTGACTAGCACCCAGCGTCACGCCACGAGTCAGCGTAATCGGGTTGAAGTCGGTCTGTCCCACAGACTTTTGGGTTGTGGTGTTCATGTTACCTTCGCGGTAGGGGATGACATCCATATTCATACCCAGACCGGAGACGGTCATGAAGCCTAGAGTGATGGCCCCAGTGCCCATGATGTTGCCAGACATTGGGTTGATTTGAACGTAGAATTTGAAGTTCCTGAGCGGGTCAGTCGCGACCGAGCTAAGGGACGACTTCTGAGTAACCGACATTTATTTATCCCCTGATCACGTGGTGGTGGTAGCGGTCGTGGTGCCCTGGAACTGGGAGAGATTGATGTTGATGAATTCGGCCGGGCTGTTAAGAGCAACCGCAACATCCGCTGTAACAATACCAGCCGCAATGAGAGATGGCGTGTTGTTAGTATCGTCGCAGACAACCTGGTAAGCAGTGTTGGGAGTGGAGCCTGCCAGTGCACCGATCTGCATCTGCTGAATCAGATAGTTGGTCAGGGCAGTGGAGATGTACCTCCAGAGCAGGTAGTCGTTCGGCTGGAACAGGAAGCCCTGAAGGATGTTCTCGAAGTCATGCTCAAGCTGCATGATCATCCGGCGAATCGAGATGTACCGGTCGGGGTACCCAACAGCTAGCGTCCTACCGCCGAAGATGCAGAAGCCCGCACCGGGAACAACCTTAATAGCATTGACCTGCATGTCGTTCAGGTTATCCAGGTCAACCTGTGCGAAATTCGTTTCCAGTCCAATGGCGTTTATCTGTGCCGTGGTTCCAGCGGGGGTATCGAATACGCCATTCGCGGAGTCATTGGTGTTGTACACCGCAAGGACAGCCGGGCCCGGGGGCAGCCAGCGAGTCGCACCAGGGGCAGACGAGGATGGGTCCTGAACCAGCAGCCAGGGAGCGTACACTGCCGCATACGAAGAAGCCGTTAGCACCGGGCTACCACTGGCCACCATCTGGGCGTACTCGGTAACAACAGAGCCACTGTACCCGAGCGTGCCAATATTGGCCAGGTTTGGCTGGGGGCCGTCAATGACAATGAACTTGTCACCACGGTCGGCCGCCCATGCGATCAGAGAGTTCAGGATGGTGACGTTCGACAGTCCGGGAACGTTGACAACGAGAACCTGGTTGGTCAGCGTGTCGAGCCACTGGGGAACCACTGTGGCAATAACCGGCGGGGTGCTGCCGTCCGAGCCACCAGTCAGAGGCGACGGAGAGACGGGAAGCAGGTCACTTGAGCCGAGAGCATAAGCATCCGCACCCGCGAGAACCGGAGTCTGGTTGATGTTGTCAGTAACTCGGATGTAGTTGGAGCCCGAGTTAACAATGGCTGCCAGGTACCGGGAGTCCATTGGGTTCATGGACAGGTCCTGCCAGGTCTCGACCTGAACACTACCAAGATACACGTTGAAGTTTGAGGACACCCGGGTGCCACTATTCGTGCAGGCAGTGACCTCGATGAAAACGTTCTGCGCCCAGACACCGGGAGTCAGCGCGGTAACGGTAACCGCACCAGTCGAACCTTCATCGTCACTGTTAACGTCTTGGAGGTCCAGACTAGCGTAGGTGGCATCAGAGTTCGGGAGGCGCAGGACGAAGAGCTGAGATCCACCGTTAGCCACGAAGAACTGGGAGACGGCGAAAGGCAGGAGGGAGCCGGGGGACTGCGTGAAGTCACCATACAGGCGAACGAACTGACCCCAGGAGGTAATCAGTTGCGGGCCCAGAGGTCCGCGAGGGTGTGCGCAGGCGATTGCCGGAAGCGCCTCACCCGGGATAGGGTTGTTGCCCACGGCAAGTGGCGCGAAGTACTCACTCGTGAACACGCCGGGGCGGCCGGAAGTTGCCATTCTTTTCTCCTCTTACTGGTTTAGCTGCTGGGTATTCCAAGCGGTCTGGTTGCCTACTGACAGCAAGCTAATAGACTCTTGGAGTTCACCAAGACTAAGCTCACTCTCATTGTAATACGTGCTGAGGTCATTAGTGGTGTACTGACCGTTGACGATAATGGTGTTAGCGAGCGGGCCACTCTCGTACAGGTTTGTCACCGGCCCAACTAGTTCGGTCGGGACGCGCACAAGGTAGGTTGCTGTGAACAGCTTCTTCTCGTTATCATCGCTGGGAATCCAGGCAATGTGGGGACCGGCTAGCCTAGTCAGTCTTCGGAAGGTACCATCCTGCGGAATCTTCAGGGTACTTGAGCGGCCGAGCTTATCCCATTGCTCCAGCCGGGAAAGGATGGGCATCAGATGGTCGCGCTTGATCCTCGCGTACACAGTGATTTGGTAATCAATGTTGTAGGCCACAGGAAACTCGGGCACCGTGTAGGGCGAGTCTTGCGGGTCATAGACCTCAGGGACCGCGCTCTCGTCCCACCAGGCGGGGAAACCTTCGGGGGCGTATGGCAGGGTAATCGGCCCCGAAGAGTGCATACGATCATAGGCCATCGAGATGTCAGGAAACTCAATGAAGATCGAGGGGGGCTTATACGCTGCTACTTCATCCTCGGGGGAACGATACCGAACAGTAACTCGCCGTCCAGTTGAATCGTTGTGCTGCTTAACTCCGCTAACTCTTGGGCAATCATCCGTGACATCATGCACCACTATACCCTGGAGAAGATACTTCATTGCAGCGTCTTCTGAGAGTAACCAGGCCATGGTTGTCCTTAGCGGGGTCTAGCGGCGAAGAACCGTCCGCGCGTGGGATAGGCTCTGATTCTATTGTAGCCGATTAAATCCAGTTCCTCGGAGTGACTTCTCGCGTGTGCTGGCTGTGGTGCGCGTTCTGAACATCCCAGTTACTTCGGCACCCTTTGCACAGGTTACTTCCGCCCACGATAGGCTGGTAACCACCGCACCCACTACAGTACGCCTTGTCCTTTGCCGGGACAGCACCCGACATTGGCTCGAAGTGGAACCACTGGGGGCCCATACAGTCTTGTGCACTCATTGCCACGCCTCTATGAAGTTGGACATCTGCTGGTCCTCGACCATCTCATCCGGCTTCAACTGGGTGGCGTTGATGGTGATGACGATAGCCCTGGTCTGTATCTTCCCGCGAACTGCTATCTCCTTGATGCGGAAGACCTTCTCGTCGTAGACGATGCGGTCCATGTCATAGTTGTTTGTGTCGATGTCGGCCATGATAAGGCCACACTGTGTGAACTGCTGGAATGACATGATCGCATCGAGGTCGTCGGTGACGTAGAAGCCCTTGTCATTCCATTCGTTCGCGCCGCGAACATGTGTAACGTGCATAGCGGGGACACGGCGCATCGGCTTATAGATCCGGCCCTGGTCGGTGACTTCTTCGTAGACGTCATCGAATTGAGTTGCGGCCTGGTCGAGACGGTAGTAGTTTATCCAGTCTCCGTAGCGGGAGGCCCAGCCTTCCATCCCCTCGAAGATGCGCTTCGTTTCAGCATCGGCCGAAAACTTTCCGGCGTGCCAGTCGATCCTTGCCATCATTGCACCCGCCTTGGACGCCGACCGCCAACAGCTTTAGACCAGCCCTCGCCCGCGTCGGTGCGCTGCGAGCTATGTGTTGGGCCTTTACCAGGAATCTCTTTCGCCGCCTCATACATGTGTGTGGCGATACCACGGTGCTGGTAAGACCCACCATTAGCATCACCGTTGGGGCCCATCCGTCCCTGTACCTCAACACGCTGTATCTCGCCGGTCTTCTGGGACCACCTCATCTCGCCAACTTCCCTGTCTGCATCGTGCGCCTTAATGACGTTGTACTTCAACCTTCCGCCAGGGTTCTGCTCCACCTGATGTGAGAACTGGATGCCGTTGACGTTATCAAGCGCGGCCAAGGTCACCACCCGTGTTTCTTGTCAAAGTCTAGGTCGGAAGACTTCAGCACATCGGACGAGACTTCCATCTTCTCCCAGCCGAGATCTTCTGCGATAGCAACACGG